AATAGATCTATTAATGGTTGTGGTCCACTGGCTCTACCACCAAAGGTCTTAAGTCTTGCACCAGCAGGACGTATTTTGCTGGCATCTATCTTGGGAATACGACTGCTATATAGATAGGATATCAGATCTTTAAATGCTCTAGTCCAACCTTCCTTGGAATCAGCTATGCTAATTACGTCATCAGTATGTTCTAACTCCTGATCCGATATCGTGGGTAATTCATTTACATATTGTCTTTCAACGGAGAAGCCTACACCAGTACCATTCATAAGGATATACAGGATCTCATCGAAGGATTTAGGATTGTCAACTGGAAGATAAGCACAATTATAACCAGAGATATTCTCACGTTCCAATGCTGGTCCAGCAGTCATAAGGGATCTCATGCTTGGCATTACTTCCAAGGATAGGATAGAGTTCTTTATGGTGCTCCAATCCTTCGTATCAAGTTGGTTCTTTACTCCAAGATTATTCTCCACATGATTACGAAAGAAATTAATTAATCTGCTGACGGTTTCATCCCATGTTTCTCTGCGTCCCTCATCTTCAAGCCATCTTGAATAACGAGATAGATAGATAAAAGATTGGTACTCAGTTGGTAGGTTCATCCACGTTCTCCCCGTATTCTAATTCAATACATAGATCAATGTAATGTTTAGCCTTTAATAAATCATTTAAACCTTCCCCTTTAATACGATGTCTGGTAATATATTTTACCGCATTACCTTCACACCAATTAAGTTTATTAGCCATTATATATTCTGTTGGTTGTATTTTTAATTGACTGTAATGATCTCCTCCTACTTGATAATTCCTAGCTGACATTCCACTGCTCCTATTTATTGTTTGATAAAATTTGGTAGATTCGATATCTAAAATTTGATTTATGTTTGGAATTGATAGCTTCATATGCAAAGCTCCTGACTTTACCAGCCTCTATATTAGCATTGTCACAAATAAATTCAAAATTATCACAGGTAACTCCGACGCTACAAAAGAACCATCCTATCGCCTTATCTTTTGTTACAATATTGGAAACATTAGTAGCATCCAGTAGAGCCTGAAGAATGACTGCCAGATATAAACGACGTTCAGGTTCTTCACGTTCAAATTGAACTATAGGATCTACAAATATTGTCTTATTTTTATTATCTATAGAATATTTATTATGTGGTGTGTACATTATGTTTTATAAATCTACCCGTTACAGGATCTCTCTTTGTACGAAAAGCTTTCTTTAAAGACTTAGATATTTTCTTTTGAAATTCAGGATCTTTAGCTCTTCTTTTATTAGACTCACTTACTATCTTTCTGTGTTTAGGATCTTTTAGATGCTCAGATATTTTCTTTATATATTCAGGATCTTGATAACTTTCAACAGGACGATAGAACTTACCACCCACTCTTGAATTATAATAAGCTGGTTCATCTGTTCCTTCAAAGGTAGAGGAAAGAACATTAAATTTCATTTGATAATATAGCTCATAGTATCTCAGGCTGCGCCTATTTTTATATTCAGCTATTATTTCAAACTTAAAATGTTCTTTCCCTATCTTTTTAATATCTTGTATTAACCACTTAGAAGATCCTATATATGTTTTCCAATTGGATTCTCTTTCGTTCATCCGCCTGTATAATTTATATTGCTTACAACCTATATATCCCTTTCCATTCTGAAGGTTGGTTATTAAATAAACAAATCCAAACTTGTCAAGATTGGGAACAAATATATCCTCCTTTCCATACTGTACCCAATGATGATCTACCATTTTGTAATTTCTGGAACATCAGGAATCTTAACAACTTTAGTAAAGTATCTATATCCTCTGGCATAATTAAATACACGTAGTCCATGTCCATCATTGGAATCTTTCCAGCATTCTCTTTTATGATTACAATATATGCAGGATGTACCTAATCTTTTATTACCGGATACACCTTCTTTAACGTCACTGTAACAGCGATCAGGAATAAGTGTTTTATTATGTACCACCCTTATAAGATGCTTAACTCTTTTCTTTGCATCTATCATTTCCAATGAATGAACAGGAGCTAGACATATCTCCCCACTTTGTTTATTGATAGCAAGGAAGGCTGCTTCATCCACACCATTCCCTTCAGCATACGCTGAGATCTGTGCTATATAACCGAAGGGATCATCCTTAACTAAATCTCCTTTCTCAAACTTTTCAAATCCTCTGGGAGATGTGGATTTACAATCAACAAGAACGCCATCAATCACGCAATCCTGATGACCCTTTACTCCTTCGACACTAACTTCTTTCTGCGTATCTGTAACTGTATGTCCTGCCAATCTGGATAAAGCTATTAATAATTCTTCCAGTATATATCCATATAGAAACTTGATACGAGTAGAAGCAGAAACAGGAGTACTTTCCTTCTCCATATTTATATCATACCATAGTTGTCTGTCGGGTCTACCTATGGCAGATAATCTTAAATTATTTTTACCTCTCTGTCCCTCATGCAGAGCTGCTTTAAGATGTTCTTTTATATTTTCGGCAAACTCATCCACATATATATCTATTTCTTTTTCATCCATATCAAATTTAGCAGGACTGAAAAGATTATAGATATCTTTTACTAATGTATCTATGGTTTTCATAAGAATAGGGAGAGGCTTTTACACCTCTCCCATTTCCTTTCTTAATTAGTGGCGAAGGGGATGTCTTCATCGCCCTCGACACTGGTGAACCCACCATCAACAACATCAAAAGCCTCATCTGCTTCCGTATTATAAGGAATGAGATCAGTAACCTGAATCGCACGCAGGTCTGCTGATACACCAGCCCTTCCCTTAAACTCCCACTCATAGGTCGTATAATGTACATTAACCTTAGAGCCATTACCAATAAGAGTATTGGTCATGGTACGCTTCTGCCCATCAACGAGGTCAGGAGCACGATTTAGAGAACCATCCTTACGACGTACCTTCCGCTTGACCGTAACAAAATCTCCACGATCATCTCCTTTATTTTTAATAGCAAGCCCATCTTTCTTAACAACAGCTAAGTTCTTCTTATCAAGATTGGAAACATCCACTGTCCATACACCATCACTATCAAAGGTGGTATTTGGATTAGTAATCGCCGCCCAATAAGCTGTTCCTGAAATTACTGACATATTTTATAACTCCTTGTTCTAGGTTGAGAAATGAATATTTCATATTTTTTCTATTTTGTCAAGTGTTAATGTGTCATGGCCCATGTTTCCCCATCTTTCCATGTACTATCCAAGGGGCATTTAAATTTCAGCTTTCGTTCTGTATCTTTAATGGCCTCCTTTGTTATGGTTCCAAACTTCTTAACATCTTTCTTGGCTACTTCAAACTGATACTCATCATGAATAGATGCCACTAATTTAACATCTATACCAGAGCTATTTACTTTCTGTATCATGTTAACTAGCCAATCTTTACAGATACTTGCACCAGCACCTTGAATCAAAGTATTAAGTGCTGAGTGTGGGCTGCGTATATGTAATACCCTACCATCTACGCCTTTAATGATACCTCTCTCAGCGGCTCTCTGAACGCTATTACGGACACGTTTAAGAGAAGGTATATTGGTTAAGAATCTATCTATAAGTTGTTGTCCATACCGTTGTGTCCCGCCTACAATATACCCAATCTTGGCTGCTCCTGCGCCATACATAAAGGCATAGATAAATGTCTTAGCTATATCTCTATCGGTAAGTCCGGCCATTTTCATATTAGCTGTATGTATATCCCCATTCAAGAGTTCATTGGTATATTCTTTATTGTCCATTAGATGAGCCAGACAGCGAAGCTCAAGACCGGAAGCATCTGTTCCTACAAGTGTATGTGTATGTGGATTGCTGACTGTCCAACAGTCTCGACATTCTTTTCCAAAGGGATTACGTACCGCAGGAACCTGTGCTAAATTAGGACTATGATGAGCCATGCGTCCAGTAATAGTACGTAATGTTAATACCTTTCCATGTACTTTTCCTGTGGAATCTTTATATGCATTAATCCAAGATTGGATCTGTGCTGTTCTCTTTTGCAACATAAAGAATCTGGAAAACTTCTTGGCTTCCTTCATATCAATATGTTTAAGTATCTCTTCACTAATAATTATATTTCCTTTATCCGTATATGCTTTAGGCTTCCATCCACGTTCCATTAATCGGTCAGCTATCTGCATACGGGAACCTATATTAAATGGAACATATTTTGTTTTAGTTTTCATCTCGACCACTGTTGGATCAAACTCTTTCTTTGCCCAGTTTTCAAGGAGATATACCTCGTCTGACAAACGAGCTAATAATCCTATGGTCTTTTGTATATTAAGGGTAAATCCATTCTTCTCTTGCTGATCTATGATTGCCCGTATCTTATGTTCAAGATCAATTGAAAAAGAGGAGAACGGTTTGCCTTCTATAAGCAGTTGCTTATATAAATTCTCTGTAAGATCAACATCGTTCTTACAATACTCTAACATATCAGGATTATAAATTGTAAAGTTATCATACTCCCATTTAGGATATGATAATTTATCTCCCCATGCTCGTAAGCTATGTCCTCCTTCTCTCATTGGATTAAATAATTGTGACATAACTAATGTATCAGTTACCTGATTAAGTTTAATATCAGTTCCTAAAAGTTTATTAAGAATAGGAGCATCAAATGATATCCCATTGTGCATTATAAATTTATCAACAGTAAGGGACCAAGGTTTAAACTTATCTAAATTATTATGATCCCATACATGTACCTGAGATGTAGATAGATCCTTTGCAACGATGCAGTGGATCTTCTGTGCATCCAAGGAATCTGTTTCTATATCAAGTACTACATTCATACGCCAAAGCTTTCTCCACATCCACATTGAGATGTAGCGTTAGGATTTTTAAATACTATATACGAACCATTAATTCCATCTGTATAATCTATAGTTACATTCATCAGGAACATCATAGCTTCTGGTCTAACATATAAATTACCATCAAGCAATGGTATTATATCATGTTCTTTAGGAATATCTTTTACTAAATCCCACTCATAAGTAAAACCAGCACAACCACCACCCTTTACACCAAGTTCTATACCATCAACATCTTGATCTCTAACTATACGTGATAGATGTTCATTAGCTTCTTCAGTAATATTTATCATGGTGATCTCCTATGCTGGATATTTAACATTCATAAATGCATCTGTTATTTTTTCACTACGTTCTTTATCTTCCTGTTTTGGATAACTAACATTTACAAATACAACTTTATCATGTTTCTTTTCCAAACCTTTTAGATCTGAATCTTTCATGTTAACTATGTTAGCATCATTAACATCTACATGATAGAACTTTTCATTGGATGCATACTTATTATTTAATCTACTAACTTTAGCATCTCTAACAATTTGTCCATCAATGAACCATGCTTGTTTACAATCACCACGAAAGATAACAAAAGTAAGAATACCTAATGAACCATTACGAATCCACTTATTTATAATCTTTGATTTTCTATAGGGAATACGTACTTCACCCCATTCATTAGGCCACTCTTTAACCCAGCTATATTTAATTTCTGTTTCAAAGAAAGCTGGTGTGGCTCCTATAGTACAGGTAATGTCAACTCCATAAGTTTCTTCTGGATTTATAAATTCATAACCGTTTCTTTCCAGCCATGCAACCATGACTCCCTTTGATAAAGGATCTGCTTTATCATAAAGTTTCTTATCAAACTTCTTAGTTCCCATCATTATCTCCT